GAATTGGTATAGATAAAGGTCTAGAAATTTTAAAAAAAATAAATTCTAGATTAAATATGCAGATAATAACCGACGTACACGAGACACAACAAGTGGAAAAAGTGGCTTCAGTTGTTGATTATTTACAGATACCTGCTTTCCTTTGCAGACAAACTGATTTAATAGAGGAGTGTGCTAAAACAGGTCTACCTGTTCTTATTAAAAAAGGACAATTTCTTTCACCCGAATCTTGTAAATTTATTGAAGATAAATTTTATAAATCAGGAGGCAAGGAGCTATTAATAGGAGAAAGAGGTAATAGCTTTGGTTACAATGATTTAATAGTAGATGCCACTTCTATATCAAGATTAAAGAAATCATGTACCAGATCTAAAATAATAATGGATTGTACACACAGCTTACAGAGACCTAATGGGGCTAGTGGAAAAACTGAAGGTAGAGGAGATCTTATAGAAGATATGGTTAGATTTGGTGCAGTGATGGATGCAGATGGATTGTTTATAGAAACACATCCTTATCCACATCTTTCTCCATCTGACTCAGAAAATATGCTAGAACTTTCAAATCTAGAAAGTATAATAGGTAAAGCTAGAAAGATTTATGATGCAAGATAAATTATTAGATATAGTTATAGTTAGCTACGCAAAAGACGACTACTGTAAGGAACTGACAAAAAATTGTCTTTTCTCCTTACTAAATTCTGAAGATAATGCAGTAGACGACTTTAATATAATAGTAGTTGAATCTGAACCAGGAGTTAACTGGGATTGGATGGCAATAAATATAAAAACTTATGAAGCTCCTATTCCTTATGGATATCACAAGTTTTTAAACTTTGGTAGGAAGAAAGGAAATTCACAATGGGTTGCTCTTTGTAACAACGATCTTGAATTTACAAAAGGGTGGTTTACTAGAATACTTGAAGCATCTGCCACAGTACCAGAAGCTCTTTCTTTTTCGCCTTTATGTCCTATGACACAGACCCTTTATGGAATAAAAGAAAACATGGGTCTTATTGAAGGATATGAAATAAGAAAACAAATTTCTGGATGGTGTATAATACACAAAAGAGAAATTTACGAAAGGATAGGAGACTTAGATGAGAGATTCCATCATTGGTTCTGTGATAACGATTACTCTATGGAACTAATGAAAAATAGAATTAAACACGTTTTGGTTACAAATTCTGTTGTTATACATCATGATAAAAACATAGGTAAAACAACTGAAAGAGTAGTTAAAGATTACGATCAAATGTATAGAATGACTAGCGGATCTTATCCACTATTTAAAGAAAAATGGAATTTATAAAAATATAATTATGACTAGATACGATATAATAAACCGGATAATTGAAAATAAAGGATATAAGAATTATCTTGAGATAGGAGTTAGAGACGGGGAATGCTTTAAGGAAATATGTTGTGAAAATAAAATAGGGGTAGATCCAGCTCCAGTTTCTTCACACACGACCCATATAATGACATCTGATTCTTTTTTCGAGACATTAGATCCTTCTCAAAAATTTGATATTATTTTTATTGACGGATTACACTTAGATCATCAGGTAGATAAAGATATTGAGAATTCTTTAAAACATTTAGAAGAGGGAGGTACTATACTTTTACATGACTGTAATCCGCCAACTAAAGATCATGCAGCAGAGAATCCTGTTTTTACAGCTCCAGCAAACGGGAATTGGAATGGTACGGTTTATCTCTCTTTGATAAAATTAAGATTATACAAAAATGATCTAAAACTTGTTACTGTTGATACTGATTGGGGTGTGGGGATTTTAACAAGGGAACTTAGTGAAACAATAAATGTATTCCCTAGTGAAGCAACAACATGGGATTTCTTTACTTTAAATAGACAACAAATATTAGATTTAATATCTACTGAAGAATTTGATGAAATCTATCCAGCTTATAAAACTGTATAGTTTTGAAATTATTTATAGATAAGTACCTATAAAATATATTATGAGTATCGAGAGAGGCTACAAAATGGTTATTTCTAAAGAAAAAGGCAAGGCTTATGTAGAGATAACTAGACACAAACTCTCTTACATGGACAATATACTTATAATAAATAGCTACGGAAGCACAAGATATGAAGACACTTGGATAATAGAGAAAGATTTAAACGCATGGGTTTCTTCATTAGAAAGAGAGGGGTTTACAAAGATAAAAACGACAGAAGATGTGGAATCTCCTAAAAAGAATAGTAAAAAGAAAAAAGGATAATATGGAAAACATAGAAGAGATAGATATTGAATTCCTTGATAAGGAACTTAAACCATTCCTTTATAAATGGACAAAAGGAGACAACGCTGGTACTGTTTGTGAATACGAAAGTGTTTTTAAAGATCCCACAACTGGAATTATATGGATAAACTTCAAAGGTGGTACTAGAATTAACTACGGGCTATTAAACGAGTATATGATGCAAATAGATTCGTCTTCTATTGTACATAACGAACCAGTAGTTCAAAACAACTTACCTATTAAGAATGTAATGCTTTCTGAATCTAAATCTAAAGTTCCAGATTTAGAAAATCCTATAGTTTCTCTTTTACAAAAACAAAAACCCAATTGGGTAGAGGTTGGAATAAACCTTAAATTAAATCTACCAACAAAAAGCCTTTATAATGTACTATCAACATCTTTTGAAGATGCTGAAGAGGAAATTATAGAGTTTGTTGTTAGAGACTTAGACATCGAAATAATAAAAGAGAGCCTAAGGATAAATATAAAAGATATATATAAATCAAATGGAACTTTACGAAAAGGCGGATCAAACGGTAATACAAAAAACGAGGAATAGAGAGGTCGTAGAAATCGACGGTCATCTATTTATTCGTCAAATAAATCCTGGTGTTATAATAATGCCTTACACTCTAACAGAGGAAGGGTTACCTAGCAAGATAGGAATAATATCAGAGGTACTGGATCAAAGACCAGGAGGAATGGCAAAAACTCTTATAACGGGTTCTCAAGATGATAAAGATTCCAACATATATCAGACTGCAGTTAGGGAGATGGAAGAGGAATCTGGATTTCTTGTAGAGGATCTTAAGAGATGGGATTTTTTAGGAAGTCTATACACTTCTAAAATGGTTATTAATTCTAATCCTTGTTTTGCTGTAAACATTACTGGATTAGTATCAGGAGAGAAAAAAACAGACGGATCTAAATCTGAAAAAGACACTAAATTTGAATTAGTTTCAGTAGACGAAGCTTTGAATTTGGAAGATTCTTTAGTAAGCACATTATTCATAAAGACTTTTAAAGATATTTTTAACAGTAAAGAGGAAGAAGATGAATCTACCAAATAGAAAAGAAAGAAGAAGAGCGGCTAAAGAAATGGGTCTTCTCGGAAAGAAAAAAGAAGTTAATGAAGATTCTAAAGAGAGAACCAGAGCAATTGGAAACCTCATTAGACTTAGAAATTTAACTGAGCAAAGAAATAGAAAAAAAGATAATTGATTTATAGTGTCTAGTAAATCTTTTATAATTCCTAAAGCTGATAAATTAAAAACATTTAATCAGGATTCCTGCGATACATTTCATGTGATCGATGTTAATATGTGGTTTAAGAATAATAATCTTACTCCCTCTTCGATGAATGAGATAAGACAATATATTTTTGAGGAATGGCTTCACAAAAAAATAACTAGCTCTAAATCTAAAATTTCTTCTGGATCTAAACTTGTTATAGTTTATGATAGTCCTACAGATCCTTTTATCAATCTTTTAAAACATAAAATCATAGAAATTTTAGAATACGATTTTTGTGATATTGTTTTAACTGAGGAATAAAAATGTAGGTATATACTATATGGCAGGAGAAGAACCTAAGTACGTATTATTAAAGGATAAGAATCTAACAAATGTAGACGGTTTACAGGAAGCTGGCCAAACCGTAACGGATATACAGTATTATAATACTAAAGGTATATACGCTTTTCCTAGTGATAAAGCATTTGCAACATATGAACTTTCGGAAATAAGATATTTACCAAAGAGTTTATTTTATGATGCTGCTACATCAGATGGAGTTTATAGGGGTCTTTTTGCTTATTACGTTTTAGGAGGATCTAAGGATAGGGTTAAATACCACACTTCTGAATTAAAAGAGGGATTATCTAAAATAACTCCTAAGGGATCTAGAAATCCCACAGCAAAACAGATAATAGATACAGTTACAGGGGGATCAAAAATACCAAATTATTTAAATCCTAATAGTGCATTTAGAGGACAAATATATAACGTAAAGGATTTTATATTTTGTAAATATTACGGGGTTATACCAAATAATAGAATGCTAACCCTTAGGAGGTTTGCTCATCCAACCCTAGATTCACTTAGAGTTATGACAAACGATAAACTTGGCGATTTTAGTGCAGTTAGCGGACCATCTGGTGGCGTAGTTCCTCAATATGATACACCAACTAAATCAATAGAGGGACTAGGAAAATTACAAGATCTTGATGCAGAATACAATACTTCTTTACCTGTTGCTCAACTAGTGACATTTTTTGGAGCAGATACTGGTAATAATCTTGCTACTATATTAGGTATAGATACTGGATTAAACTTCGGAATGCAAAAGCAGGAGCCATTAAAAAATGAACAGACAGGTGATCAAGGTCTTATGAATACTCCTTACGGGGATTTAATTAAAGCTGCTATAACTAGTGGAAATAATAACATATCGGCTGAAGATATAGAATCTTTTGATAAATTGGTTTCTACTCTAGCTACTCCAGAAAAAAATATAAATAGATTACAAAGAGCACTTTTAGATGAAGCTGTAACTGCCGAGGGACCGCTTTCTAAAAAAATATTTGTCAATCTAAATACAGTTGATCAAGTTTCAGTAAGACAGCAAGGATTTAATGGAGGTACTAATGGTTTTACATTGAACTTCCACTATACTCTTAACTCAGCAGGTGAAATAAATTCAAAGCTTCTTTTCTTAGATTTAATGACAAATATATTATCTGTTGGTTCAGATTATGGTCAATTCTTAACTCCCGAAATAAGAGTACAACAAACTGCAGTTGGTATGGGATTTCCTGGAGGACCTGCTGGATACGCAAAATCTATAACGGATCCAGTAAATTATATAAGAGATGTTGTTGGTAAAATGCTTTCTGCAGGAGAGGTTAACAAATTAAAAGCTCAAGAAAACGAAGTAAGTAAAGGAGTTGCTGCAGTTTATGGGGAGGTTCAAAAGTTTATAGCTAATCCAGACACCTTTAAATTTGAAGGAACCCAGCTTTCTAAATCTATAGCTGTTATGATGTCTGAGGCTTTTCTTAAAAAGATATATTATTCCCCCTTAATGCTAAGCGGCTACCCCACAGGAGAATGGCATTTAACTATAGGTAATCCTCTAAATCCAATAGCATTAATGGGTAATTTGGTTTGTAATAACGTTAAAATAACTTTTAATGATGATTTAGGTCCGGATGATTTCCCTACAGAAATGACAGTACAAATACAATTAACGCCAGGTAGACAAAGACACAGGGGAGACTGGGAATCTATGTTTAACAGGGGTAATGGAAGACTATATCTAGGTCAGCTTATACAAAGTAAAGAAAGTACTCAGGCTTGGGTTAATACTAGAGGTGAGTTTCCTAATCAGACTGATGGTAATAATATTTACGACATAGTTAATAAAAATATAGATCCATTAACAGGTTTAGAATTTAATGCAAAAGGTCCAGGAGAGGTTTAAATAATAAATTATAGATATGTTAACAATAGATATTATAAACGATAAGCCTTTCTTTACTAATGCTAATACAGGGGAAAGGTTTTTAGATTTATTAATGCCTTCTTGGGTTGCTAGAAACGTAAATTATTCAATAAAAGCTATAGCATTTGTCACAGATGAGACTAAAATGAGACCAGACCTTGTTTCTATGCAATATATGGGGGACGCATCTAGACTCGGAACTTTGCTAAAGCTAAATAATATATCTAATCCGCTAAGTGTTGATTATGGTGAGGTTTTATTGGTTCCTGGGGATCAGATGGTTACAGATCTTTTCCAAAGTGGGAAAGCAGTTTCTTCACAGAGACAAAAAGCAAGATCATTTAGGAAGGAATTACAAGATAAGATATCACAAGTAAGTAAGGATCGTTTAGAATATCTTAATGCTAAAAATGTATCTAATTTAGCTGAAGTTCCTCTGCCTCCTAATTTATTACAGGAGGGAGAACAACAGATACTTGTTACTGAAGGTAGATTAATATTTGGTCCGGATATAGGACAATGTAGAAGTAGATCTAAGAAAAACGTTTCTGTTACTGATATCAAAACTAAATTAGCACAAAAGAATATTTTTAAAAGATAAAGAATGCCTGCAGAAATAAATATAAGGAAGGCCATATTACAGTACAGAAATCCTGATATATTTCTGGACGAACTTAGTGTTATTGACACTTCCACACAAGATGGTGATACCCAATTGAACGACCAGAAATCTGGTAATGTTCAGAAAAAATATTTTGGATCTGTTGAGCCTTTAATTAGAATAAACACTGAAATAATAAGTGGTGTAAAATATTTTAAATTAGATCTTACTGGATTTAAGCCTAAGCTTCTTTTTAGATTTGAAACTATAGACGAAAAATTTATATCAACTTCTTATCCTAAAGACGGCGATATAGTTTCTATATACATAAGACCCTATGGTGAGATGTTTAAACCTATAAGGATGGATTTTATAATAAACGAGGTAATATCTCCTTTTAATGGCGGACCCTATACCGACTATACTCCATCTACTGGTAAATATCAAACATATACTGTAATGGGGGAAGTTAGAATACCGAAGCTTTATAAACATATATGTAAAAGTTTTAATGGAAACAGCTCTGATGCTTTATTGAAAATAGCGGAGGATTTAGGACTTGGATATGCTTCTAACGAAGCAAAGACAAAAGATTCTATGAATTGGTTGTCTCCTAATTTAGATTATCATACATTAATAAGAGACATAGTAAACAATGCTTGGTTAGGTGAGGAGGATTATTTTGATTGTTGGATAGATCAATACTATAACATAAATTTAATAAATCTAAAAAAACAATTCGACGATGTTAATCCTAAATTAGAGAATATGAGAATGGCTTATGGTGCAGATTCATACGGGGATACTTTCCCTGGAGGAGGAGCACCAGAAACATATGAAGTTGAATTTCCTCTTTTACTTACAAACTCTACTCAATTTAGTAAATCTCCCCTTTTTATTACTGATATGTCTATTGATCAAAATGCTGGTAGTATAAATAAAGATTTGGGATATTTTCAAAAAATACAATTTTATGATAGTAAGCTTGTTTCTGATAAGCCTAAAAATAAATTTGTAGAGTATGATATAGAATCTGTTACTAATAAAAACTTAGGATCTAGAGATACTTTAAATAAGGGAAGATTAGGAGAAGATTTATATAAAGAAGAGATAAAGAAAACATATATTGGTACAATGTATTTTGATAATGTACATGAAAATTTTCAACAGGCATCTATTCAAAATATCTTAAATAGAAATGATTCATATAAAATAATACTGAAAGTTAAAAATAGAGCATGGACTCCTTTTTTATATAGAGGTCAAACTTTTCCAGTAGCTATTTTTTCAGAAGGAAGTACTACTGCAAGTGCATCATCTACTTATAATCCAGTAGGGGGGGAAAAGGCTTCTCTAGCTAATTCTGCTGACAAAAGAAACATAAATGCTTTTCTTTCTGGTAATTATGTTGTTCTTGGTTTTACTATAGAATATGATGAACAAGGAATATACCAGTCGATGCTACTTGGTAAAAAACAATGGGCACTAAACCCTGGATTAGCTTCCGAGCCTATTTCTTTAGATCCTAAGATATTCGATGCTGATTTTAATGACCTAGCTAAGAACGTTTCGTTTACTCTACAGGAAAAAACACAGAAGCTAAAAAGCGACATATATAATACTTAAAAGGACATGGCAGATTTCTTATCGGATTTTGGAGGATCATTGGGTGATAAGGTTTTACCTAATGGAGACGCTATTAAAAGAAAAATAGACGGACAAAGGGAAACATTCTTAAAAGGAATATCATCAACCAAATATGGTAAAAAAGAAGACCCTACATATTTACATTTCAGATTTATATTCGATTTCGGAGACACTTCAGAAATGGATCCAGAGACTTTTTTAGCACCTTCTCCTCTTTTTAGAAGCGCAACAAGGGATTCAGTTGGTAATATTGCGAATATAGATGCAGCTGCAGATGCTGCAAATAAAATAAGTCCCAACAGTCCTGAAGCAAGGGATGCTCTAATAAATAATACAAAGGAGAAATTAACAGCCAATTTTTCTAGTGATACGGATTTTTTCTATGGTACTAAATTTATAATAAATTCAAGAGCTCAACAAGGGGCTTTTAATATAAATGGTGGTGGGGTAGGATATATGGGAGCCCAGAATTTTTTAGGACAAAGATCAGACAAAAGAAGACAAATGCTTGAGGCATTTAAAAAAGGACTAAAATTTATAAACGAAAAATGCCCTTATTACTTTCAATCTGTTAGTGGATTAGATCAATTGTTAAAAGTTGATATAAAAAATCTTCATAAAGTTGGAGGTAAGCCACAGAGAATGGGAACTCTAACCATAGATTGCTTGGAATCAATTGATATGAGAATGTTCTCTTTGTCTGAACTTTACAGAAAGGCTATATATGATTACACATACCACAGGGTAATGCTACCAGAAAACCTTAGAAAATTTAGAATGTGGCTTGTGGTATCTGAGATAAGAAACATACAAATGAGCTATGGAATAAATGATGTTTTAAATCCTTTCTCTATACCTTCTGTAGCACAAGCTGCTAATTTCGTAGATAGCTTTAATAGTCAGACTGGATTCTTAAACGAGACAGCAGGACTTTTACAGAAATCTACAAACGGTTTAAAGACAAATAAAGGTATAGAACCAGAAGATAAATTTGGATCTTACACCTTAGGACCTTATGCTTTTATTTACCAATTTGATCAATGTGAGTTTGACTTCGATGAATCTTATCCATCTTTTAGTTCAATCGATAATAAAGGGGGATCTGCAGTTACTAATAAATTTAAAATACATGTAGGTAGAGTTAAAGATCTTAAAATTCAGTTTAATGCCCTAGCAGATATAATGCAGAAGGATGACAATATAAAATCAATGGTTCTTTCTGATGTTTGGGGATCTATACAAAGCGATTACGCTAATTATGATTATACAGGTACAGAGGGCGTAGAATCGGTTACATTTGACGATAAGCCTAATCCTGCTGAGTATTTTGCACAAATGGCTTCTAATTTTATAACTAATAGTGTTGCAGATTTAAAAGATCAAGGAGTACAGATATTACAAGGAGCTTTGCTCGGAAATATTTATGGATTAGGTGGATTTGATCCAAAAAGTCAATTAAGAAGTTATAGTAATTTTGATGATATTAATGCTAAAGGATTACAATTAAAAGTACCAAACCCATTTAAAGATAATACACCTCAAGCAAGAGGTTTTGGTGGACCTCCAAGACCAGGGGAAGAGGGAAGAGTATATCCTGATATTAAAGAGGACGTTTATCCAGGGGTTCCTGGTTCATCTCAACAAAATCTAGGAACAGCATATAACAATACATCAGGAAATCCTGGAACAGCTAGTGGTGATGTATATTCTAATAATCCAGGGACAGATCTAGGATTGCCTGATAGGGAATATCCTAAACCTGGAGGGGATGAATACAAGAATGTACCGGGATCAGACTCTGGTGTACCTGGAAGAGTTTATCCTCTTGTAAAAGGAGACGTATATCTTACTAACCCTGGTCCAGATTCAGGACTTCCTGATAGACAATATCCTGAACCAGGAGGTGATGAATATAATGATGTACCAGGAAATAGTCTAGGAGTTCCTGATAGGAATTACCCAGAGCTTAATGACGATGCTTACAGCAGTAATCCAGGATCAGATTTAGGATTACCTGATAGACAATATCCAGGAATCGATGAGGATGTGTATCCTTCTGGTGTTATACAAGAAACAGATAATATAGGGAAAGTTTATGATGACTCGAGCAATTCTTATAGTAACGTAAACGAAAAAGAATATGAAGAATCTCAATCTACACCTATAGAAAATATTGGCGATGTTTATCCCGATAGTGTTAACAAGTACCCTGAGATAAATGATAAAGTTTACACTCAGAATATAGAGTTAGGCGATGAAAATTTGGGTGAGGTTTATAAAGATGTTAAAAATGCTTATCCCTCTGTAAATGAAGTATCTTACGAGATTCCGCCAAATGTAAATTCACAATTAAACGAGGACGTTTATAAAACTGTACCAGGAAGAGATCTAGGGGGAGCGGGAAGAAATTATGAATCAGTAAACGATTCTCAATATAGAGGATCTAACAGACCTGTTAATATATCTAATATAGGAAGAGTATATCCTTCAGCAAGAAATGAAAACAATTAGTAATATTTAGGTATAATTACAAATGGGATTAGTAGACAGAAATAAATTAGAAAAACCTAACACGGAGATTGCACACTACTTAGGAGTTGTTGTTGATAACAAAGATCCTGAATTTAAAGGAAGGGCTAAAGTTAGAGTTTTTGGTATATTTGATGAACTGGCAGATGCAGATCTTCCTTGGTCTCATCAGAGATTTGAACAGAGTTACGGTCTAGGAGGAGGATCAGGAAGGATATCTGTACCTAAATTAGGTTCCGTAGTTCATGTACAATTTAATAACGGTAACTACTATAGTCCTGAATATAAAGCTGTACAAGAATTATCTCCTGATCTTATAGATGAAATAAGAGCAAGTTACGACGGTGCTCATTCATTGATATATGATGGTATAGAAAGACTAAAGATGTACTATACAGTAGAGAAGGGATTAGTAATAGACTTAAAAGAATCTAAGATAATAATAAGAAACGACAACTCTATATTAATAACACACGCTGATGATACTGCATCAATAGAGCTAAAAGGTGGTAAGATAACCAAGTATGCTGATCAAGAAATAGAAAACACAGCAGTAACAAGAATTAAACACAGTTCTGAAGAAGTTTGGATGGATGGGAAAACTACTAACCTAGGACATTCCCCTCTTTTTTCTGCAGTTTGTGCAGAACCTTTATGGGATTTCTTAAAAAAATTAGCAATATCTATAGATAGTAAAATGCCTGCAACACCAGGTGTTAATTCAACATTAGCTTCTAGTTTTGAGCAATTGGCAACAAGTCAGACAGTAAGAGTTACTAGAGAAAATGCTCCGGAATTTCCAGCTGTCCCTGCTAATACAGATTCGCCTACTGGTATACCTAATAATGGAACTTCAGGAACTAGTGGGACTAGCGGAACCTCAGGGACTAGTGGAATAACAGGAGTATAATATGGCAGGGGATATAGGATCTAGAATAGATGATTTATTAGGTAAGGACTTTTCTAAAATGTCCGCTGACGAGATATTAAATATAATATCAGGTGGAGAGGATTTTAATATTCCATACGAAGATTTACAATCTGAGGAGGGATTTAAAAAAGAGCTAGATAAAAGTCAGAAAGAGGTAGATTCTATTGTAGAAAGCCTAAAACCTCAACCCCTACCTATACCAATTAAAGATGTAGAGGATCTTTCTTGTAAATATGAAGGTGATGATTTATATAGTAGAATATTATTAGAATCTTTAAAAAAAGAAGATCCTAAATTATATAAATCCCTTATAAATTCAGATGAGTATAAAAACAATCTTCCTATCTCAGAAAAAGATCTAGGGGTTAAAATTGCAGACGGAAGGGATCTAGGTTTTTCTAAAAAAATACCTTCGGATGGTATTACTAAGTTTATTAAAAATAAAAATCCTGAGCTATTAGAAAAAATAAATGAAAGGGTATTTGATAACTTAGATCCTCTATTATTAGGTAAGCCTTCTAATTCAGGATCTAGGAAGAAAAGAAAAATGAAAGTCCTAGGATTTGAAATCCCTCTTCAATTTATAATGAATAAGTCACAGATAGTTCATGTTAAGATTGGAGGTGATGATATAAATTTAGATGGTGCACTTGAAAAAATAAACAGCATATTAAAAACGCAGAACAGTAATTCTAATCCTTGCGATTTTAAAGATATAGACGAAAATACAGAATCTGAAAGAATAGATGCTTTTGATGCTAATTTTTATCCAGATGGGGATGATCCTATAATAGACGATGATTGTTTACCGGGAATACCAGAAGATCCTATCACTGGAGATCCTTTGTTAACTAAGGATAGCTTTGATGAAGCTGCAGATGATTTTTGTGATCCGCCTGTTTATGAATTTAAAAATGAGGAAGTTAATGATCCAGAGCCACCTACTGTTGATGTAGATGCTATAGATGCTTGTGTTTCTTCTGCTTTAGAAAAAGGTAAAAAATTAGAGGATGACGTAAAGCTTCTTGCTAGATGGCAAATGATAGAGAGAAATTTAGAAGAGATTCTTTATCATTATGAAGCAATATATGAATATCAAAAATCTTTATATGATAATTGGTTGGCTAGAATACCTAAAAACGAAGGAGGAGATCCTAGCGATTTTCAAATAGGTATATCTATATTAACGTACAATGATCAGCTTAATGTATATCAAAAGGAATTAATAAATCAGATACAAAATTACAACAACGATAAGACTGTATTTCTTGGTAATAATAACATATTTACAGAGGAGCTTTTTTTATTGGATGTATATGATACAGAATTAAGCGATTCAGATCTTACTCAGCTATTTAATGATCAAATAGATGCTGGATTATCACCTATAACATACGACGAAGCAACACAAACTTGGCCAGTTAATGATGGTATTAATAAATTTAAAGAAAATATAGAAGATATAAGATCTATAATGATTGAGGGTAATTTTATATCTATCATAGAAGAAAAAATACAGGAAACTCAAGATTTATTAGATGCAGCTGTGTCGAGTCTTTCAGAGAAAAAACAATCACCTGTTACAATAAACGATGTTGAAAAATCATTTATTCCTAGTAACACTGCAACCTCCGATGTTTATGGTCAAGGAAATACATCACTAGATATAAATGCAAGAGTTTTTAAAAGCCCATTAGAGATATCTTTAACAGGAACTTCATACACATATGATTCTTATGGATACGATTTTTTAAAATCCCTGGAAGACTTCTCTGTTAGGTACAAAACAAAATTTGTTAAATCACTTGGAGAGTTACAATTCGAACTAGCTTTTGTTACTGATTATGGATCTCCCCTTCCATATAAAAAAACTAAAAAACCCGCTAAAATAAGTTTTAGCGGAGCTAGTTCTGAACCTCTTTCTGATGTTACTGAACCAGATGAGCAGAAGATAAAGATAGGAAACGAACATGCAGATAACGGAGGTCTTATTAGTGATTATACTCCGGAGTATTTAAAGTCGTATCAGTTTATAAAAATAAATAACATAAAAACGGGATTTCCTGATGTTGCTAAATTCTATGACTTCATAGAGAAAGTTATAAATACCAATGATTCTAAAGAAAGTATAATAAGCAAAATTGTTGAGGACAGGGGGATTTTATATGGAAACCTTATAGAAAAATCTGCATCTAATTGGTTGTTTTTTACTGCTGAGGAGAGAGGAGATAATGATGCAAGAGATCCTTCTAAAACAAGACCTGCTGGTTTTACTGAAGAAGGTGAACCAACACCAGTTTTTACTGAATTTTATAGCGGATTTAAAAATAAATGGAATGCTAAGTATATTGAAAATAAAAAGGCATTTATAGATCCAGCTATAAAGAAACTTAAAGAGCAAGCAAGAAAAGCAGGGGAAGGGTTAGCAAAAACACTTCCTGCATCGGATGTAATAGGAATTAGAATACTAGAAAATTACTTTGATGTAAAAAAGAAGTACGATCAGATAAAAGAGTTAATGCTATTAGCTGCTCAGAAAATGGATGAGGTTAACGATTCTCTTAGTCCAGAAAATGTAGGAAAAAGATTTTCTGATATAAAATGTGCAGGAGCTAATCCATTACCAGAGGAGGAGGATAAAGAAAATTGTCCTCCTGTATGTTGTGGAGAACCTGGATCAGATTTTAATACTGACAACTATCTAATGTCTTCTCCACCAAGTTCAGACTGTCCTACAATGTTTCAAAGATGTTGGTGGAAACAGTTTTGTAAGGATATAACCAAGGTGGGACTACTTCCTTATCCTAATGGGCTTCCTCCTATCGAAGATCCTAAATATTTTTTATCATTAGGACCTTCTGTTAGATTAGGTCTTAAATATTGGCCAGTTGGGTATTTACCCCCTTCTTTTATACCAATACCTTTTCCTAATCCAATAGACGGGAATCCCTATATAAGAATACCTTTACCTATGATATGGACTATAGTTCCACCTATACTAATTCCACTTCCATTTAACTTAGGTATATTGGTAATATTCATACCTTTTATAGGAGGATTCATGCCAACTCCTCTTGTTTATATAAAGGAATTTATAACCGGTAGCTCTTTCTTTTTAACAGGGTTAAGAGGACCAAGATTTATACCTAGGAAATCAGATCCTGTAATAAAGGATCCATTAGAAAAAATAAAGCAAGCATTATCCTTTGGTGTTCCTGACAAATTAATACCCCTTCCTGGATTTGGGTTAGACAACTTAGATTCATCAGTGAGAGTTCTCGGAGATATTAAAGCTAATATTAATAAAATATTTGATAGTGTTCCCCCTCCAGGAAATGTTCAAGGTATTAGGGACATACAAAATAAAGAGAGGGAACTTAAAAGAAAGATAAGGGAGAAAGAGAAAGAACACAAAAAAAAATCTGCTCTTTTAGATACACCAAAACCAGACATTTCTGCAGAGACGGAAGAGCTAAAAAATATAATAAATCAGAGGAAGAATGTTTTAAAAACTGCAATAAACGATTATATAAAAAATAGCATACCTAATCCTAAATCAATATATTTTCCTAAAGACAAGGATAAATTAAAAATTGATATACCAGGGATAATAAAATCTCTTAGAATATTAAAAGAGATGAAAGCTAGTTTAATCCCTATAGATTGTCCAGATTTTATAAACTTTAAGGATGAAATGAGAGAGGTATTAAAACTTATGCGTATAGTTTGTCCTCCTAAATATGCTATTGAAAATTTTGAAGTTGCTAATTCGAGTAAGATATTTATTAGAAAAGATAAAGATCCTAGACTTATGACGGACATAGAGTTTAGTGATTTAGTAAAAGATATAAGAAATTCTTCCCTAGCTATAACACAGATTATTCTATGGGGTAACAAATTTTCAGTTATAAAAAAAGTAAGAGATGGTGCATTTTCTATAGTTGAAAATGGAGAATATGAAGGAGTTTTTAAATTTCCAGAAATTAAAATAACTAATTCTGCTCCTGGTGCTTTAAAATTTTTAAAGAAAAAGAATCCTATAATAGAAGCTATGAAGATAAGAATAATGGATGGCTTATCTAAAATAGAATATAACACGGAGGACTTCTCTAGATATGTTAGGTATGAGGGAGAGAATCCTATTTTAGTAATACGTGTTAAGGATTTAAAAAAATTAGTTTCTAAAAAATTAGGATTAAGTAGAATAGGTCCATTTGATCCAGTTAGACCTCTTGACGAGGAAGAACCCCTTATTTCTAATTTTCCTTATCCTAAGGGACCTTTAGCTTGTCTTGGTTCTCTTAATGGGGGATTTGGTAATGCTGTTGCTGCTTTTGAGCTTCCTACTGTTTTTCCTTTAAAACAGGACCAGATATCACAAATACCTGGATTAGGAGGAATTATACAGGTTACTATACCAGGATCGGCAATAAAGTCTTTTTTAGCAGAAGCTCTTATTAAATCTTTAGATGCTGGAGGGTTAGAAAAGGTATTTCCTGAAATAAATGATGTAAATTCTCCTAAGTTTTTGAATCTGGATCCTAATGACATACAGAAGTTAAGTAAGACCCTTGTTACTGGATTAATTGATCCAGAATCTCCTAATATACCCCCTTTTTTAAATGTTTTAAAAATTCCAGTATTTCCTCCTGCTAGGCCTACTGATATGATAGAGCAGGCTTTAATAGGACTAGGAGCTCCTCCTCCCGCTAGAATAGTTTATAGTTTGTTTTGGAAATACTTTAAAAGCCTTCCTAAAACCCCCCTATCCGATCTATTAGTGCTTCCTAAAGTGTCTGCGTCTTCCCAGTTATTGTCTAAGATACCTTGGCCTCTTGCGGTGCTTATAGGAAGAAATTTATTAAATATAATTAACCCAATTGCTATGAGTGATGATCATCCTTCTTGGAGAAGAATGAGTTTAAAGAATACATACTATGTTGTTTATATAGATGAATTTTTAAGAAGTGCTGCTGATGTGTCGGGACTCTTTAAATTTTTCCTAGGTTCTGCTGATCCTGTATATCCAATACCAGAATTACCAAGTGAGCTTAAAAAAACTTTTAATCAAAAAAAATACTAACTTCTTGGAAATTTTAATGCAATTTTATACTACAAACAATGATAAACCCAAATAACATGAAAAACAAAAATTTTAGTTCCTTCGATTATGACACAGCTGAAAGAGAAAGATTAGAAGCTATGTATAATGGTACCTTTCCGGAGGACAATAAAAAAGTTACAGGAAAGGATATTCAGAACAATTCTTCAGAAAGAATTGTTATAACATCAATAGATTTAGAAAAAGGAGTGGCTCTTGGAGAGACTTTATTTGGCCAGACTATTATAATAGATACAAATAAGGAGGAAAAAAACATGAGGAAACTCGGTTATCCTTCTATAGAAATAAATGCTGGACAAGAATTAGATGTTGTAATTCATAGAGACTCATCAGGATCTTTTAACGGTTCTGTTTCTGCAGGATATGAAAAAGCTCTAAAAAGGGAATTGCATAGATCTATTAAAGACGAAGATTGTGCATTTAAGGTTAGAGTTAAAAATGTTTGCAACGGAGGATTCATGGTGGATCTATCTGGAATAGAATGCTTCCTTCCTGGTAGCCTTGCTGCTGCAAACAGAATTATGAATTTTGCTGATTACGTAGGAAAACAACTTACTGTAATGGTAGAAGTTTATGATCAGAAGAGAGATATATTTGTTGTATCTTTCAAAAAATATCTTAGAAAAATTATTGATAGAGAAGTTCAAAATCTTTCTTTTGCTAATAAATACCAAGGAACTGTTACAGGTTTATCTAATAATGGTGTATTTGTTGAATGGGATGAGATTTACACAGGAATAATTTCTATTGATGATTCTAATAGATCTTCACTGGAGACTTACCAAGCAGGAGATTCTATTGAATTTTATGTAATAGATATAAAAAATCCACAAAGAATAAATTTATCTGTTACTCAACCGAATGAAAAAATGAAGAATATCCAAGAAATGAAGGATACTTCATCCGAAGTTTTAGGGGAAAATACCAATTTGAAAATATATAAAGGAGAGGTTACTAAAATTAAAACTTTCGGTATTTTCGTAAAAATGGAAAACGGATTGTCGGGTCTTATCGAAAAGGAGAAATTAGTAAGCTCTATTAAAGAATACGAGGTTGGGCAATCGGTTGATTTCTCGATCTTAAGTGTAGATAGTTCTACCCTTAAAATACAATTAATAGAGAAATAAAAGTTGGCCAATTTACTTACTAATGATTTTTTCTACTCTGCTAAATTGGGTTTTGAATTTGAGTTCTATAGCAACTTAAATAGAAACGAAATAGCGAGAGAACTTGGAAAAGTATTAGGGAAAAAAATACTTCTTTTTCAAAAATATCACTCTAACTTTAAACCGAATAAGGATATTTTTAAGTTAGAACCAGATTACTCAGGAGGATCCAAGATGGTTGAACTCATCACGGGTCCTCTTCCTTATTTTGAGGCTATAGTAATTCTTATTAAAACCCTAAAATGGATAGACGAAAACGGATACACAGATAAAAAATGTGCTTTCCAATTTGGTGTAAGTATAGACACCTCAATCTATCCAGAGGTTCCTCCTATGGAGCAAATTAACACTCTTAAATATATTTTAGGATTTGATGAAAATTTTATCTATAAAAGGTTCCCTGAAAGAATGGGCTCTTTATATGCTAAATCTATTAAAAGGATCCTACCTATTAATAAGTTTGTAGATCCTAGCAATATTTCTTTCATAGATAAAAATCTATTTGAAGTTCCTTTAGAAAAAAATATGGGGGTTAACTTCTTAAAGCTTCCTGATGGATATTTTGAAGTTAGGTATTTAGGAGGTAAAGATTATCAAAAAAGATATACGGGAATTAAGGAGGTTATAGATTATATAATAACTTATACTGTGGAATCCTTAAGATTCAATAATACCTTTACTGAAAATGATCTTAAGATATTAAAAATGTTCCTAAATGAGATCTATAAAAATTCTTCAACATTTATAGACCCGGACACTTTCCAGAAAAATTATCCACACATGAAAATTATGGTGGATCTTAGATCTGATCCACAAATATTAAGATCTTTCTTCCTAACTATAAGAGAAGTATTATATGATATAATCGTGGAGAATAATATTAAGGAAGGTGTTATAAATTATGATAGTACATTAGGTAAATTTCAGTTAAAGGACATAAAAACACCTAGAGCTTATTTACTTAAAGATTATGATATTTTAGAAGCAGAAATCTCTGGAAATTTATTAAACTGCAGATTATTTAATTCTAAATTGAATGATTGTACTATAGAGGAGTGTGATTTAATTACAAATAACGAAATAAACAGATCTAAGGTAATGATATCAGACCTTTACTTTACTAACACTGTACATGATACTTATATAGACAATAAAGATAAAGAAATAAATTGTGAGGTATTTGGTGGTATAATAAGATCTGGGTTTATTGGAAAACTAGCTACTATATCACCAGAAACAGAAATTGTTAATGATGCTGAAGACGATAAAAAGTTAAAAGGAAGTTTAAAAAGGAAGCAGTTTCCTAATAGAAACGAAGGGGATCAACCAGCTCAGCCTGCTAGATTCTCTGATAATAATTCTAAGCCTTCAGGTATACCTGGAATAAACTTCAAATCAAATAATTAAACTCACATGACTGAAGCAGACCTAATTCAAGAAATAAAGGATGACATCTCTCATTCTTGTGCCTTACCATATAATCTTAACGAGCAAGAGATAAAAAGGATTATAAAAAGAGCTAGAGCTTATTTTTATGATAATTATCAATATGCAGTTGAAGATAGAATATTTGTTTTAGGTAGAGAATTATTTTCAACACAAGCATTTAGAGCTACAAGACAAGTACAAATGCCATCGTGCGTTAGATCTATTTATGAGGTTAGAGAAGTAAATGGATCTGGATTAATAGGAACACCAGATAAGGATTTTGGTGATTCTAAACTACTAGGATCTGAGCTTATGCTTTCTCCTTTTGCCGGAGATAATTTAGTTTACAGAACAGTTCTATACTCTTTCTTTGATTTAGCTAAAGCTTATTTGTTAGAAACCTACGCATTTAATTACAACAAGAATACCAAAAGACTTACCATTCTTGGTAGAGATCCTAACAGAACATATCAAACTGATGGTGGAAGTTCTAGTACTCTTTTTACAGGAACAGATGTTGGTGTTAGAGCTTATATAGATATCCCTGAAGAAAACCTATACGACGATGAATTATTTGTTAGATTCTGTTTGGCAGAAGCTAAGATTAATATCGGTAGATTACTAGGTACATTCGAATATAATCTTCCAGGAGGTGTTAGAGTTAACTATAATAATATACAAACTCTAGGTACAACTGAAAAACAGGAGATTATCCAAATGATAAAAGACGAGAACACACCTTCATACTTCTTGCAGTGGAATTAATTTATTGTGTTATTAATCCTTGGAATATATAGAACAAGATGGCAAGATATTCCGAAATTTATCCAAGGAACCCTGACGATCCTAATTACAAAGAGGGGATTTTACATACAGACGACCAGGTAGAAATACTTATAGGTATGATTAAAACATGTATGATGTCTAGACCCGGGGAGGTTTTAGGAGATCCTTATTTTGGTATAGATCTAGAAGGACTTATTTTTGATCTAGAAGTTGACGAGAATACATTAACTAGGGCTATAGATCTTCATTTACTTACTTATGTTCCTTTAGCTTATTCAATATTTAATGTGGAATTTAAAGTGGGATTTCTGAGAGGAGAAACTAGAGATGCTTGTATTGTAGATTTTGCTATTAAAGGAAACCCTATATTAGGAATTAAAATATTATAGAAATGGATTTATTATCAAAAAATCAGGCAAAGATATCGGATTTAATATCCCAGACATTTGAGCTAATTCAGGCTAGATATGGAATGTCTAATCAGTTATTTACTGTTGCTTCTGTTTGGGGGCAAATAATATTCGTATTAGACAACCTTTCTCAGTTCGTTTTATTCTTTATTGAAGATTCAATAACAGAATTAAATATAAACACAGCAACAAGAGAATCGTCTATATATGGACTAGCTACATTAGCTGGACATAACCCTACTAGAAATATATCAGCTAAAGGAGAAGTTACTATTAAATGGAATGGTAAAAATATAGAAGATGTCGGAGGTAGTGCAGTACTTATACCAAGAAACTCGCAGATAAAATGTGTAAATAACGGTAAATTTTATTTATTAAAATTCCCTAATGAATATACAAGATTAAATCTAGATGGAACAGCGATTTTAAGATGTTCTATAATGGAAGGAACTCTTGCTGCTAACCAATATACAGGAAGCGGAGGATTTTTACAGAGCTTTAATATATCTTCTAGGGGTACTTCAGGTATAGAGAATTTTGAGGTCTATGTTAAGGTTAACGGGGAAGAGTGGAAAAGATACGATTCTTTATATGACATACCAAGAAACGGAAAAGGCTATTTAGTAAAAAGTTCTCTTATATCTGGTATAGATGTATTCTTTGGTAATAGAGATTTTGGATTACCTCCTGCGCCAGGAACTTCTATAGAAGTTACGTATCTTGAATCTGCAGGGAGCGGAGGAAACTTAATACTTGATGATTCTTCTCAAGCTATATTTACCTTTGATTCCGATGGTACAGATCTTTTTGGAAATACTGTTACACTTTCAGACGTTCTTCAAGTTTCTTGTACTATTGCTCCACAGATGGGAGCAAATCAGGAATCAGTAGATTTAACAAGATTAATAGCACCTAAAACATCTAGAAGTTTTGTTTTGGCTAATCCTACTAATTACATAACATTCTTTGAAAAGTTTGGTCAATTTTCTATAATAGAAGCTTTTACAACTTTCGATGATCAGTACATAGACGACGATAATGTTATTTATTTAATATTGGTTCCAGATATACAGTTAACTTTAAAGAGTAATGAAACATATTTTGATATACCTGTTTCTAGATTTAAATTAACACAACCTCAGAGAGATAGGATTTATCAGCTGTTAGACGAAAGTGGACAAAAGATAGTAACAACGGAGGTTAAAATATTAGACCCTGTTATAAAAAGATACGTTGTGAACATAGCATTGACTATGTTTGAAGGTAATGATCCAGATACTTTAAAAACAACTATAACAAATACTTTAAGCAACTATTTTCTAAATATTAGAAGAAGAGATAAAATACCAAGATCTGATTTAATCGCTGCTATAGAGCAAATAGAAGGAGTGGATTCTGTATCATTATATTTCGTTGGCGAAGAAAACGAAGCAGCTAAAGCACAGAATCCTAACTCACCTGAAATAGGTTTTGATGAGTTTGGAGATATAGTAATGGGTAAAGATGAAATAGTTATTATATCAGGTGGATGGGATGATAGAAACGGTATATTCTACGACCTTGGTGCAGGTATGGAAACACTTTCATCTATAAATATAGACATTAGAGCAATTGTACCTTATACTTATAATGCAAGAGTAAACGGATTGTTAAAAAGCTCACTAAAAACAGGAAACTAAAATGGAAAAGCAAAGCTGGTACGATTTCATAAAATCCCAAAATGATGTAAGATCTAATGTTGGATTTGATTATGAAAATAAGATATTTGAAAATACATTATCCAATCCTATTTTACAAGGTGACCAAAATAGAATGGACATATTAGCTAGTATAGAGAGGGTAGTTTACTATTGGTTTGAAACTGCTAAGTATATAAAGAACTATATTAATTATACAGTTCCGAAAAACAATAAATACGTGAGATAGAATGACTCTAGAAAATCTTTTATTCTTTGATAAAAAGGGGGACCAATATATTTTTAAATGGAATGGAAATTATTGGGAGGGTTCAGTACTTTTCCCGATCGTTTCAGAAAAGCTATTTGAAGTACAGCACATCTTTATAATAGAGAAATTTTTAGATCTTTCATTAGATATAAAATACGGATTTCCTCATTCTTATGGAACTAGTCCAGGAACACCCGTTTGGAGAACTAGATGGGAGTCTAACTACGACGGAAAAACCGATGTTTCTGGTGTAATATACACATACGAATTAGGGGTAGATAGTGAATTAGATTCACCAGTTCTAGTTAAGGCTAATACGATAGAGTTTTATCCCGAGGTTGTTGTAGGAGATACAGTTGCTTCTCCTAGTGGTATAGTAGTTACTAATGATGTTAACCCTGCTTCAATGCAGATTAATATTGCTTTAAACTCAGACAGCGAAGGAATATATGACAGAACTTTAATATTAGAAGATTATACAGATCCTAATAATCCGGTTACTATATTAAAAGTTGGTTTTCATGGTGAGGTCGAGGGAGAAGATAGCAGACTTGCAGTTTTACTCGGTAACTTTGGTAGAGAGTTTAATCCTTCAGATGCTTTAATCGTAAGAGAAGGAGATATAAAAGATGAATTTCCGGATTATGAAATAATTAATAAGAAGAGAAAGGAGTTACTTCTAACTGGAGAGAGCATATTTCCTTATTTAGGTTCTTATAAATCTTTGTTTAATGCCATAAAATTCTTTGGGTATTATGATTTAAGAGTAAAGGAATATTGGTTAAACATAAAGAAAGATGATGCTGATACTTTAACCCCTTTACAACAAAACCAAAAGATATTAAATCAATTAAGTAAGCCTAATGTTGAAGGACAAAATAGACTTGAACTTATAAGCAGTTTAATAAAAGACGAGAACGAAGGAAAGTTTAAACAAGTAGAAATATACGGTAAAAGAAAAGACGGAACTTTCGGATTGAAAAAACAATTTGAACAGCTTTTTCCTTCTAAATCTTTTAAGAAGACCTCTTTATTTGGTCTTTTCTATGATATAAACAGAGTTGATGATAACCAAGACGAGGATCAATATGGATATCCTGTAGTTGAAGACACTTTTGCTTTTAGCCCAGAGGAAGTACTTATAAAATTATTTGGATTAAAAGAAAGACTAAAAAGAGATTATTTACCTCTTAATGCTAGAATAGTTGATATAACAGGTGAAGGAGTTTACTTTAATATTTATAAAACTAGAGGATGGACAGATCAAGTAGATATAAGTGAGATCAAAGGAGGTATAAAAGTAGACTTTACAGTTTTTCCAGAAAATGGATATATTGAAGATCTTAGACCTTTTTATACTAAACCAAATCAACAAGGGCTTTTATATCCTGCAATAAACGGAACAGAAGAAGGAATAAGCTATTATGGAAATACAGTAGATCCTTATTCGTATTTTCAAGAATACCCAATACCAACTATTACATCTTGGGAGAATGCTATTAAATCGTTTTATGATGATGTAAACAATGGAACTATGCCTAAATTTTTAGGCGATGGTGATTATGATTATCCTGGATATAAGTTATTTTCTGACGGAAGTGAATATGTGTTTCCAGCAGGATGTCCAGTAATTATTAAGGATAATACTTTTACACTTTCTTGGGATGAACTAAGTGCTACGTGGAATTCTTTTGATACCACGGTAACTACTACTCCTCTACAAGTATCTAGCTATAATAGTACAACAGTTAGCAATCCAGGAAGCCCTGCTCAAAGTGTTACAAGTACAAGTACATTTACTTTACCAACTTCTTTTCCTTCCAATATAACTATTAATATTGGAGCTGGTAATGATTGGTTTGATACAAATTTTCCTGAAGTTATATTTGTTAGAGTTGAGTCTATAAATTCTCCAGGAAATTTAGTATTAGGCTATTGTAGTGCTGGTGACTATAACACGATAACAGGTGATCTTTATATACAGATGATGTATACAAGAGGATCTGGTGAATATTCAAATTGGAAAGTTACACCTACAAATTTAGGATTTAGTACATATACTTTTGAATACTATGAAAATTTTGTACAATCTAATGGATTTTATTCTTGGAATAGAATTCCATATTTAGATTTTTATGAGATTGAATGGACAATATACAAGGATGATGATGGTAGTCCATATTTCTTCCAAATAAGAGGAGGATTACCTGAGCTAGAAACCCTTGTTCATTTTGTACCTTATATAGGAAAATATAATATTAAGTGTAGAGTTTGGGACACTTTAAACTCTATATCATTAGGTATAAAAAGATCAGTATTAAAAGTAGATAGAAGATCTATTGAATTAAATACTATTACAAGATTTAGAGAGTCAGAAATCTATAATTGGGAGAATGCTCCTTTAAAATGGGATAGCTATCCTTCTCAATGGATTTTCCCAGTGGAGAATACAAATAAGATTCTTAATATCTCTGATATGATAGAAAATTATCCAGAGTATTCTAATAACTTTGATGAAGGACAAACATGTGAGGTACTAACTAGAGTACCTGAAGTAAAATCAACTATAGATTTTGAAATAGGAATAGATAAGGTCAATATCGTTAATATTGTTAGTACATATAATGGTTTTGGATATTCTTTGGCTATTGCTACTACTACTACTCCACATGGATACTCATCAGGAGACACAGTATGGATATATGATTCTTTAGGTTCTCCTTACGGACAATACCCGATAACAGTAACAGGAGCTAATACATTTGAAATTCCAGAAATAATTATCACAGCTATAACTGGAGGATATGTTTATGGAGCAGGTAATATTAAAATAACTGCAGACTCTTTATTAATAGCTGATTGTAATTTTCAAGGAGATATTAATACTACTACAAGTTTAGTTTATAGCACAATAAATTCATCTCCATTAAGTCCTAAGTATAAAGTTATAAACTTAATAGATTCAACAACTCCTGGATATAAAAAGTTTACTCTTCAGGCTCCTAATAATAGTGGAGCTTTATGGAACGGAAAATCTTTAAATATACAGGTTACTGGATCTATACTTACCTCATTAACATCCGGAATATTTAATGGAGGTGTAAATGAGACTGATGAATATTTAGAATATAATTTTACAACACTTCCTAATAAAAATATGAGATTCTGGGGGACCAAGAGTCTTTCTTGGGATACTTTCGAGGACTTCCAGTTTGAAAAGGCTTATGCTCACACTTGGGATATGTACGATTATCATAACGATTGGTTGGGTGGGTTTGATTTATATTCTTTACAATATGGTGATAGAGTTAGAGTAACTAAGGATTCATTAGGTTTAGTTTTTGGAGAAACAGATTCTCCTGGTAATAGCTATTTAGATCTTAGCGAAGCTGCAGATCAGCTAAATGATTCGATTGATGAAAATATAAAAAGGTTTGATTACACTGTTAGAGGATTCTCAGAGCTTCCTAATAACTTCTATGTAAATAGTAATCCAATATCCCCAGATCTTAGCACCAACCCTGGTCCTAAAAATATTCTATCTACATTTTATAAAGTACCAGCTTATTCACCTGTTTTATTTCAACCCACAGGAATAGCTTGGGATGCAGACGGGGATATTTGGGTAACAGGAGAAGATGTTGTTAAATTCGACGGTGCTAACTATACTGTATATGATTCTTCTAACAGTGTTATGCCTGGTGTTTCTATTTTAACTAATTGTATAAAAATAGATAGAAACGATGTTAAATGGATAGGTGTAGAAAACAGCTTAACCCCACTAATAAAAATCAATGAGAAAGATCCTTCTGATAGCTTAGCATATTCTGTTAGTGATTTCGTAGATAACGGTGGAAATCCTGTTAGTCCAATAACTGCTTCAAGTATAACATCTATAGAAATAAATCCACAGAGAGGAGATATATTTGCAGCATTTACTTGTAATTCTTCTCCATCTTTTGACGGACTTTTATTTTATGATTCATCCGCTAAATCATGGGGACTTTATACAACCAATAATTCTGATATACCTTCTGATAATATCAGGGATCTTAGATTAGAATATTACGGTATTAATAAATGGTATTTATGGATAGCAACAGATGCTGGTTTATCTAGATTCGATGGAGTAAGATTTAAGAATTATAATTCAGGAAATTCTGGACTACCTAGTGACAATGTTTATTCTATAGAATTAGACAAACTAAATCATAAATGGATAGGTACTGATTCTGGATTAACATATTGGGATCTTACTAGATGGGCGGTTTGGAACAACTCAACAAATCCTGAATTGTCCTCCGGTGTTTTTGGTAATATAGTAGAAACTGGTAATGCTAATATATGGTTTACTATAGATCCTACTACATCTCCAGGAGATGCTGAATTATACTTCTTTGACGGATATTTCTTCACGAAGGTTTTATATAGGAATGATGGAACAACTTTAATAGATCCTTGTAACGTATTTCACGGAAAAACACTTCTTTCTGCTCCTTGGAAGACTATTAAAAATGGACAGACAACATATCCTAAGAATATATTATTTCTAACAGATCAAGGAGAGATAGGAAAGCTTGATTATGTTATTCCTCATATACATGCAACTTCTAAATCAGCAGGAACTAATGGATGGGATTTTGTTTATCATGAAACATCTACCCCATTACCTTCTGTTGAGTATATCTATAATAATGATGGTATTGGTAGTTCTCAATTAGGATTTAGCTTTATAGTAGGACCTTTTAATGATAACATCACACTAAACTCAGATTATACAAGACCAGTCATGCCTAATGTTGACAGATACTCGTGGTATAAGCCGATTTGGCAGCGATATAGCATCGATCGTCTGAAAGATCAGTTTCCATCTTTAAACCCAGACGATGTCTTCTTATACGCTCCGCTACGAGATATTTTAAATGGAAAAGCTAATAAGGAACCATATTGGAAAAATTCTCAAGTAGAGAGGATAGCTCAGAAAAAATCAAGGGATCTTTTCGAAAACTTTGAATGGGTTATAACTCTAGGAAATAGTAGCCCCGATCAAGGGGTTAAAGTTACTGTTGATACAGAGGGAGATGTAATAGCAATAGGTGATTTCACTGGTACTATATTTATGGGAGAGGTTAATAATATAGGAACACAGGATATTTATTTGAATAGTCTAGATCAAGGAGTTTATATTGCAAAATATAACAAAGGTGGAGTTATTCAATGGGCAACCTCTATATCTTCTACATCTCCTCAGGGACCGATTTATGCTAGATCTGTTATAACAGATCAAAGCAGTAATATTTATGTTGCTTGTGATAACAACCTAACAGGGTTTATAGAGATAAACAAATATAATTCTGATGGTGTTTTAGTTGGAGTAATAAACGTTCCAGTTTCTCCTGATCAATTCTTAGGAGATATCAAAGTTGATAAGTATGAAAATATTTATATATGTGGATCTTTTGAAGGTACACTCACATTAGGAACATATAATCTTAATTCAGTTGGACAGGATTCTGCTTTTATTGCGAAAATAGATCCTTCATTAACTTTTGTATGGGCTAAACAACTTACCACTACAACATATTCTAAGGCTTATGAAATAGCAATATTAAAAGAAGAGTATCTATATTTAACTGGGGTCTTTGATTCTCAGATAGATCTAGGACCTTTAACTTTAAATGGAGTTGGTAATCCTGATATGTTTGTTGCTAAGTTTTATACTGGGGACGGTACATGTTTATGGGGTGATAGCTTTGCCTATGATGCAAGTACTTCTTTTGGCAATACCTCTATATGTATAGATCCTAAAGGACACGTTTTAGTTACAGGATCTTACGATGGAACTATAGAATCTGAAGGTCAGAAAATATCTTCATTCCCTGGTACGACTGACATATTTGTAATTAAGCTTCTTTCTACAGGAAAGCTGATGTGGCTAAAAATGTGTGGTGGACAATCAGGAGATGCTTCTTATGATATAGAAAGCGATTCAGAAGAGAATGTTTA